AAGCGATGATAATTGGTGAAGCCGATGGTAGCACGTTCATGAAGAAATGTTCTATCTGTTGTAAGACGTCCATAGTTACCCCCGTTATTAGTTAGGCGCAACTGTTGTAGCAGAAGGTTCTGTTGCTGTAGGAGTCACGGTAGTAGCCGTAGAAACTGCAGCTGCTGGAGCGACAGTAGGCTCATTCGGTGCTTTCGGTACACTAAACTTCCAAGTTGCTAGTACGCCATTTTGGTAAGGTGTTCCTTCAAGTTGAGCAAGGGTTTCTCCTTGGTAAGTAAACGACTGATTAGTTTGAATCAGAATGCGTTTACCTTCTCCGTTAATTTCAGCGTGACTTGGATCTTCAACCGCAAAGATTGCACCAGGCTCGTAAACTTTACCGACTTCAGCCAGAGGGAAGAGTTCAACCATTTCTTTATAAGTCGTACCGTAAGATACTTTTTCGCCCATGATAGAATCTTGAGCCATCACTCGAACCACTTTATTAATGCGGTTCGCAAGTGCTTCAAGATCATTCTGCTTCGCTTCTGTTTGAGTCGCTTTCTGCTCTGTCTGAGCCAATTTTTGTTCAGTTTCTTGAAGTTTAGCCTGATTTTCTTGCAGTTTCACTTGCGTTTGTACAATAGCAGATGTAGGGTCAAGCTCTGCACGAACTTGCTCTAAAACTGCTTGAATGATTTTTTCATCAGAATCGCCTAGACGTTCTCCATCAAGTTCACGAGTGTAATACGTGAAAGGCTGTTCCTTACGGATAGTTACTACTGTTTTGTCAACTCTAAAAAGTTTGTTTTCTACTAAAAATTCCATGTTATTTACTTCTTTCTATAATTTATTTTTTAATCCAAACGCCGTACTTTTATTTCGGTTTTAACCAACTTCCTGTGATAATTAAATCTTTGGTTTCTCCCTGATAGTCAGTATTAAAATGCCCCACGATTTCCTGATCTCGATAATAATGTCCTTCTACATGTCGGACTTTATTATTAAAATGTTTTTCAAGCGAGGTAAAGTTATATCGCTCTCCAAAGAACTCATGATCATCACTATAATTTTTTCTATCTAAAAAAGCATATTCTTTTGGTAGTTTGAATAAACTTTTGGTATAAGATGCAATAGTTGTTTTTGACTTATTAATTGAATCTTTATCAATGAATGCAATGAACGAAATCCAGTTACCGATAACATAAATCTTATTCATTTCTTCCGTTGCTAATTTTGAAGGCATGATACCAGGTATAAATTGAATCGGAATCACTTTCATATCCAGCCTGGGCAACACCTGCCAGCTTCCCCAAACACCATTGACTTTGGTTCTAACCGCAGTAAATGTATTTGCGTTGTCTACTGCCTGCTGCATAACGTTCTGGCCATCGATTTTCGTGACGGTCACATAGAGCGGAGAACGTGAACCCTTGGGTGAATTCGTCAGCCCTGCTCCTGTATACATGCCTGACTCCACATAGCTATCCCAGTTTCCTATAGCGGTCTTAGCACTGCCATTATCATTTGTCAGCTTGGTTAGTTGAGCATTATTCCATCTGTTCTTATCCACGCTTGATACGTGAATAGTCGAATTTTGCGAATGAGAATTAAATTCGCTCTTACTCGCTTGTTCAACATTTACTACATTCCCTAGACCAACCTGCGCCTTTGTAACACCGTGAGGGTTGTTCCTGTTCCCTGTGTGGTCTGTCAACGCACGACCGTCTGCCTTACTATTCCAAGAGGTTCTCTCCTGTTGAGTAACGTGTTTAGTCGTATCTCTTGTGTGAGCGTCAAAATCGGTCTTGCTGGCTTGTTCTACGTTCGTCACATTTGCTAAACCGACTTGCTCTTTCGTCACATTATGCGGATTCTTTCGATTAGTAGTGTGAGCGTTGAACTCCTGCTTACTAGCCTGTTCCACATTCGTGACATTACCCAATCCTACCTGTGTCTTTGTGACACCGTGAGGGTTATTATGATTGTCTAAGTGATGTTGAAAATCAGACTTACTTGCTTGCTCAACATTCGTGACATTCCCTAGTCCCACTTGTTGCTTAGTGACATTGTGTGGGTTGTTTTGGTTTTGAGTGTGAGCAGCAAGGTCTGCCTGATTCGCTTTATTTGTTGTTTGGTTGCCAATAATCGCTTCAAGACCGTCAATGTCTGCAACCTTGTGACGATGGGTTGCGTCAGCTTTGTTTTCCCAACGCTGCGCATCCTCTGCTCCAATGATATCCCTTGATCTCCAAGTTTTAACCATCTGTTAGCACCTCCAATTTATACTTGAACCGTGTCGTTGTTTCAATCGGAACGTACACTTCTATCACTGATAGAACAATGTCTGACGCATCTAACAACTCCACTTTCGTAACCTCTCTTACCGAATCGGGTATTAAAAACTCTACAAAAACAAATTGCCTATCCCGTCTTTTTTGGATTGAGACAACTTGATTGCTATTTAATCTAGCTTTGCTTATTTTAGCTAATACAGTATCAGTAATCAAGGTAAATAATGTTTCTTTAATCACTAAATATAACCTCTTCTTCTGCTCCTTCGTATTCAAGAGCTGTCACCCCTACAACTGCATAACCAACTCTAGCAAAGTCTACCGAGGTCTTAAATAGCCGTTCTTTCAGCTTGACTCGTTCAGTTACTGTTGGAATATGCGTATATACCATGTTCGCTGGTTTGATTGCGTTGATAAAAACAACAGACTCTCTGAAAAGTCCGCTCGTTTCTGCACCAGACTCAATCAGTAAGACCTGATTAGCGAAATCTACTGAAGCCTTGTACTTCCCTTTGCCGAAAAGGTCGTCCAATTTGCGAATTAAAAACCACCATGAAAATGGTGGTCTCATATTGATACGCAACAAAACACGCTCTCTCCTCCACTCCAACGTATCGGTTGGGTGGGCAACAATATCGTAGACTTCTTCAAATTTCGTCAACGTAGGAACATCACAAAGCATAATGAACTGATTCTTGATAAACTGCTCTAGCGAGATAGTTCCATCTTTAAATAGAGCATTTTCAACCTTAACCAGCTCTTTCATATCCTTGACGCCCTCGTAGTAATCTGGAACGTATTCAGATAAGTTTACTTCTTTTGCCATTAAACAACCCTCACTGTTCCTTTATACGGCAATTGTTGTAATTGCCCTGTGAAAACAAGCGCTAGATCAGCTTCACGATTGTTCAATTTCATCTTATCAACGTTTGCGATGCCGTTAATAGTCAGTAGCTTGGCCATTAACTGCGAGCGATAGATTTTCATGCTATAGGTGTTGACATCTGAGTATTGCGCCCAGTTCTTTCTCAAGTCTAAGAAATACTGGTCTAGAGCCTTGTCTACCAGTTCTTTTACTTGATTTAGCTGATATCCTGTCATCAACTCAAGTTTAAACTCAATATCAATCGGGAAGCGTGTCGCAGTCGTAACCGTCACACGGTGATTGATAGGAGCAAGTCCAACTCCTTTTCCAGTATATTCAAGTGGATCCAGAACATTTTGCACCTTCTTAATTGTCTCAGTAGATGCCAAGTTTAAGTCGTTGTCTAAAATAACTACTTTAACCGTTCCTGAGCCATTCCAAACTGGATAAACCTGAACTGCACCAACTCCGTCAATTTCACGGACACGCTGAACGTACTCAATGAAATTACCGCCAAACGGCTTCTCATTGACGTAAATCAAGAAACGCTTCCGCAAGTCATCGTCAGTTTCTTCATCTTGACCGGATGTAACAATTTCTCCTAAGACTGCTGTAGCGAGGTTTCTGTAGTTCTCCAAGGGCAAGATATTGCCGTAATAGCGGTTACCGACAACGCCGCTTGTCTCACACTCTACTTCATACTTGCCTACTACATCTGTGGCACGAACAACCTTGTAGATGATTGCAGCTTCATCAAGAGTCGCAAAACGAGAGCCTAAAGCGATTTGTATACCTTCTTTTCTCTCGTTTTTAAACTCCGCAAAGCGTACCGCTTTTTTTGACGGATAACGATGTAGACCGAACTCTTCAACCTTGTAGTCTAGGTATTGGCCAATAGCAGTCTGTGGAAATGTATCTAGCAGTAGATTTTTTAACTGCAAATAAAAACCAGCTAACTCATAACAAGCAGGCGCTAATGCGTCATAGATGATAGAACCTTCCCGTGTATCAATATTTTCATTGACACGAGAAAGAGCGTCATTCATCAGATAAT